ATGAGCGCCTTCTCAGAACCCACTGATGGCGAACCCGTCGACTTCCTCGAGGAACGCGACGGTGAGACCGAGTCGTGGGCTCGAGCGGATCCACGTGAGGCGCTGATCGAGCCGTTCGGTCGGTTCGGTTACAAGGTGACGCTCAGAGATGGCGAGAGCGTCCACTACTGCGCGCTTGGCCTCGAGGACGACGAGTACATCGGTCGGTGTGACTGCAAAGGCTGGCAGTACCACGACGGGCCGTGCGCGCATCTCTGTACGCTCCGGAAGGCCGACTTCATCGGACTGATCGACGTCGAAGCGACCGACAGTAGCCCCGACGACGAACATGAGATGCACCACGCAACCGGCGAGACGCTCGAGGGAGAACCACACGACGCGGCGATCGAACGGACACAAGACTACGAGCGGGAGATGGAGGGTCGCGCATGACTCGCGCACACACCCGCGCGATAGCCCTCTCCGTAGGGATCCCCACCCCCCTTGCATACGAACTCCGAACCTCGACGCCGTCTGCGTATTCACCCGATATGCAAACCGGGGTGAACCACTGATGGCCAGGATGGATCACAACCCCTCGAGCCGCGTCTCGTTCGGCTGTCCCGACGACCTTCTCGAGACGCTCGACGAGATCGCCGAGCGCGAGGACAAGAACCGAAGCGAGAAGCTCCGCGAGCTGGTGCAGAAAGAAGTCGAGGCGAAAGGCGACCTCGACGAACCCCAGCCGATCCTTCCCGACAACGAACGGCTTGCTGAAGCCTACCGGCTGCTCCACGAACGAGCGTCTGCACCCCACAAGATCAAGCGCCGCGTGAAACTCGAGACGGCGAAGAACAAGCTCTACGACAACAACACGCCAAAGGCGGCCGTTCTCGAGGAGATCATCAAGCCGCTCGAAAGTCTCGGCTATGCTTCGGTCGAACCAGGCAACCAGAGCGTGTGGATCTTCGTTCGACCGATGCGCTACACCGACGGTGAGGACATCGTCGAACCCGGAGAAAAAGCACTCGCGTAAGCCGGTCTCTTTTCTTATCTTCTCGAGGGGTTGATCGAGCGGACGATCCCGAGCAGCGTCGGATTGGAGATGTCGATCATCCGAGTGGCCCTCCCATACCGATTCCCTTACCGCCGGAGAACAGACCTTTGATTTCGCCAGTCTTGAAAACCAGCGTTACATCGTTCTCCGTGCTATTTACTTCGGTACTCACAGGCTGGTACCATGTGTAATCGACGTTTTTACGGCCAGATTCGCCAATTAGGATGAACTCGCTGTACCTCTGCTTGAGCGTGTAGATGGTAAACCGTCCCTCATCGTCGACACGCCCGCCTGTGGGTAGGTTCTCCTGCGAATACAGCCAAGCAGCGTCTTTGATGGGCTCTCCGTTCTCGTCGACGACAACACCGCGCAACTTCCGAAAGTACGCGGTGGGGAGCATTGTGCCGCCGGTTCCACCTTCGGCGTTCATCCCGGTGATGTTCTGTACTGGATCGAACTCGCGGGCAAGTCGCGTCGTCGACGTCGCCGAGGACGCGGCAGCCTCGTCTATTCCAGCACCTGATCGTGTACTCGAGGCTCTGGTAGCAGTTCCCGAGTCATCGGCGTTCAGCCCGGTGATGTTCTGCACGGGATCGAAGCTCGAAGCGAGTCGTGTCGTCGACGTCGTCGAGGTCGCGGCCACCTTGTCGATTCCAGCGCCCGATCGCGTACTCGAGGCTCTGGTAGCTGTTCCAGAGTCTCCGGCGTTCAGCCCGGTGATGTTCTGCACGGGGTCGAAGCTCGAAGCAAGTCGCGTTGTCGTCGTACTTGAGCCACTTACGGCCCCGTAGCCGCCCGATGCCGCGCTGAACGTAGCCATTTATTCGTACCTCAATCCGACGCTAATTGTGTTGGATTTCCCCGCGCCCGACTGTTGCATGATTCGGTAGTCAGTGGCGTCGTATGTGACGATATCGCCGTGTGCGGCACCTTCTTGCTTATCGTTCGGGATGGCGTCTTCGAGGAACGCGACGGGAACGGTCTGGCTGTTAGTCTGGTAGATCGTCGGGCGACGGAAGAAAAACGTATCATCTGTACTGTCGGGGTTGATGATACCCCAGTCGCCCGATTCGATGTTTCCGATCGACGTACCAAGATATTCGATGGATGGGCTGTCAGAGATGTACGAGTTCCAACCGTAGCCTGTTTGCATCCGATCATGGTAGCTGTCGCCTTGCCAGAAGGCCCACGGGTCTTGTCCGTCGTTCCAAAACTTGGAATCGACATACTCCAGTCCGTACGCCGACGCCATACCGTTGTTACCGTCGCTCGTATTCCACGCCGAAACGTTCAGATAGTCGTTTCCGGCGCTGATGAAATACGTGGCAGAGAGTGATCGGGCATCAATGGCTGTACCCATATCGGTGGCGAATAGCCACGCGCCCGTTTCGGACGTAGACCAGCTGACTCTGTGGTTATTGAAGGAATCAGACCGGTGGTTGCCGATGTCTGCAGACATTGGGTCATTGCCCGTAACTGTAGTCTTCCCAGCTGGATGGTGGTCGGTACTGTTCCAGTCGTTCGAGAGAATGAACCGAACGCCATGGACGTCGTCATAGTCGGAGTCTGCTGCGTGCTGGTTTCCGTCGCCGACGAACATGAGCAGATAAACGCCCATGTTGGTATTCTCGAAAACACGCCCGTTCTTGTCCCACGAATCGGACGCTCCGTCATTGACGATGGTTGTATCGGCGTCACTCCATGCGGAGAGACCCGAAAGGGTGTTTGCGATATCGTCGATAAGCGATGCAACCGTTGACTGCTTTTGTGCAACTGTAGCCATGTTACTGAAGTGCTAAGACCTTGATTTCGGTGTCGTTACTGCTGTCGCTCGGCTTTCGAATCCAAACGCTCGAGGCGTCGAGGCCACCCTCGGGGGCGATCGTAAACGGAGACTCGCTCGGTGTGAGCGGAATCTTCCGATAGTCTCCCTCCGAGCGGAACGCGACGTAAACCGGTTCGTCGAATCCCCAGATTGTCACGGATTTCGCCGGGAACTGCCAGTTAAGACGCTCTTCGCCTGTCGACACCACCGGCAGCGGCTCTTCCGTTACGAAGTAGCCAGCTTCCTGGTTGTCATCCGGCTGGTGGTCGATCGCCTCGAGGGCGTTCTCGCCGCGCTGCTCGAGCAGCAGGGCGAGCAGGAGTCGGTTGGTGTCGTCCTCGAGGAGATCGTCACCCCACGACGTTGCCTCAAGGCCGTACTTCGAGAGGATGCGCTCAACCTGGCTGTTGGGTCCGATCGACGAGCCGCCGACCATCAGGCATCCCCCTCCTGTTCGGTACCGCCGTCGGTCGCAACCGTCCGGACATCCCGGCGGAGTGCCTTCAGCGTCTCCGTGTGCTCGTGAATCGCGTCGAGCCACTCGCTGCGTTCATCCCGTCGCTCGCCGCGTTCTTCCCGATAGAGTTTCCACATGAGTAGGAACGCGACGGTTGGGAACCCGAACTGGTTGAGCAGGGTGATCGGCTCCATTTAGATCAGCCCTCCGGCGAAGTCGGTCGCTCCGTCGACGAAATTGCCCCCGGCGTCGGCTGCGCCATCGACGAGATCGTCTCCGGTGTCGACTGCACCATCGATCACGTTGCTCCCGGTATCGGTTGCACCGTCGACGAGATCGCTGCCGGCGTCGGCTGCATTGTTGACAGCATCGTCGCCGCTCGAGAGGAGGCCACCGAAGAGATTGCCGCCAGCATCGGTCGCATTGTCGACGGCGTCAGTCGACCCACTCCAGATGTTACCGGCGAAGTTCGTCGCACCATCGACGAGATTGCCGCCGGCGTCAGCTGCACCATCGACGGCGTCGTCACCACTCGAGAGCAAGCCGCCGAAGAGGTCACCACCGGCGTCAGTCACACCGTCGACGGTGTCATCGACGAAGTCGCCAGCGCCGTCTGCAGCGTCGGTCGAGCCGCTCCAGATGTCGCCAGTAACGTCCCCGACGAAATCACCAGTGCCGTCCGCGACGTCGGTTGCACCACCCCAGACATCGCCGATTGCACCGCCGATTCCGCCGGCTGCATCGGTCGAGCCGCCCCAAAGGTCACCGACCGCATCACCGACACCGGCTGCGGCGTCGCCGGCCCCACCGGCTGCGTTGGTCGTTCCGCCGACGATGTTGCCGATCGCGCCGCCGATGCCGTCGACGGTCTGGCCCGGCCCGCGAGTCATGTTCAGAACGCGATACACGACGTAGGCGAAGGCGATCGCACCGACTGCCAGCGCGATGTTGAAGCCTTTGCTGTTCTCGGCTGCTTGGCCGACGTTATCCGAGACGTTGCTGACGGCCTCGGCGGCGGGCTCAGCGATGTCATCGGCATTTTCCGCTATGTCACCGGCTTTGTCCGCTGCCTCGCCAGCAGCGAGCGCGGCTGCAGGTCCGGCCATCGGTTAGCTTACCTCCATTCCGATATTGTCCGTGGGGCCCGTCGGCAAGATCGTCGCGACGAGCCACTGCGTGTGTCCGATCATGCTCGAATCGTGACGAAGACCAGCAGCACCACCTGCAGCGCAAGCAGGCCGACCATGAGGTCGTCCTGCGTCCACTGCGTGCCGTAGACGAGCCGCTCGGTCGGGCTCGCCGGGGGCTGCTGAGGTTGGTTCGGGCTCGAGGTCGCGGTCGTCGACGATGTCGTCGCCGTGACGGCCACCTCCCCCGGCCCGGTTCCGTCCGAAAGGCCACCCTGCATGGTGGATCACTCCCGAACTCCGATCATGTCCTGCTTGACGGCCGCACCCAGGCCCTCGATCCGGGCCTCGGTCTGGTACCGCGGCAGCGACAGCAGGGCATTGCGGGCTCGAGGCGTGCCGTTGGCTCTCTCGGGGGCCTCGAACGCGACGGTATACGGTGCGTCGACGACGACCTGCAGTTTGAACTTCCGCGGCAGGTACGGCTGCAACGGCGTCCGCTCGAAACCGAAGCGAACCTCCTGTTGTGCCTGGTCGCGAGTGTGGAGAATCGCCGTCTGTGCCTCCTTGAGCGTCTGGTTGACCTTGCCGCCTGCGCCCGGTGCGGTCTTCCGGATTTCGACCGATGCCGGGTCGCGAGCGATATAGAAGACGTCGAGGTCGGTGTCGGTGCCCGTCGACGTGTAATCGAACGAGCCAGCAGCGTAGTCGACGCTGTCCGGTTCAACGACCGTGCCATCCTCGTAGAGCACGAACGATTCCGTCGACGGCGAGTCGATCGCGTTGTGCGAGAGGTCGAACGTCTCCTGATCGTCCGCCGTCCCGTTGGTAGTGAAGTGCTCGTACGCCGGTAGCACGAGTCGAAGCTCGCTGTCCGGATCGTCTCGGAGTTGCAGCGGCCGTCCGAGCTTGGTTTCGGCGACAACCGACGCCTCGCCAGGGGTGCCTTCTTGAGTGTCGAACTCGCGGAGGGTGAGGCTGCCGGGAACCCAGTTTGCCGACTTGAGCTTGCGTTTGATCGCCATTACTCGAGATCCACCTCCGCGAGCGCCGACTCTTCAAAGTAGATCTCGCTGTTGGTGTGGTCGATCTGCGCGGACGAATCGACGAGGATGTACGCCTCGTCGATGTCACGCACCTCGAGCTTGCTACCCTTGAGCTGGTGCTTGACGGCGTCGACCTTGCGCTCGTCCTGCTGGTCGGAGACGCTGTTCTTGATGTAACTCGCGATCGTGGCCTTGGGATCCGAGACGACCTGGATGCTCTCGTCGGTCGGGGACTTGTAGCCGATCGCGATGCGCGTGTTCGCTGGGAGCGGATTCCCGTTCGAGTCGTTGAACTTGCCGTAGATCGGCAGTCCAGATTTGTCGCCGACGCTGACGGCGTTCCGGATGAGAACCCCCACACCGTCTTTGGGGCTGATCGTCAGGACCGGCGTCAGTTGATCGGTGATGTTCGTCTGTGTGGTGACGTACTTGCTCACGTCACCGAGGGCGGCGTACAGCGAGAGGCTCATTTACGCGAGCACCTCGTTGATCATCCCCTGCGCGTTGAAGCGCTCGGCAGCTTCCCGGACGACGAACGCTCCCGAGCCGAGCGTGAACGCTCGGTTGCTAACGACCGTCTCGCCGAGCGCCATCCCACCGAGACCGAAGATCTCCGAGGGAAGCATTGTGCCAGTTGCCGTGTCGACGAGGTACGGAGCGAGGTAGCCGCCCGCGACCATGCCGACATCCATCCACACGTCACTGTCAGTCAGAGCCTGCGTGGCCTGATCGAAATTCATCGCCATGCGAGTCCGACCAACCGGCCGAATTCGGATATAAGAGCGCGTCAGAAACGCAGTCAGGCGGCGCTGGTGGTGATGATCCGCGGCAGTCCGCAGCGGACCGCTGTCACGGTCGCGACCGATGTCGTCTGCGATCGTCCTCGAGGTCCTGCTCGAACTCTGCCATCAGGATGCCGACAACATCGGTTCGTGAGAGATCGTGACCGCGTCGGTCCTCGAGGTGGTCCTGAATCCGTTCGAACTGGTCGGCCTTGCTTCCGCGAAGCGTGACATCGGTGCGCATTTGATTAGTCGTCGAAGGGGTGTTTGATCCGCACTCGGTCGCTGCCGTAGTGTGTGCTGTTGAGCGTCCAATCCCGCGAATCGATACGCTGCAGCGTCGTGTCGTCCGAATAGATCCATTCTGAGCCGATAGTGTTCCCGTCGTCGTCGCTGAACCGGCGGAGCGTGAGCGGCTCGCCGTCGACGAGCAATGCGTCGGGGAGTGTCCGCGGGCAGCGTTCCGCGTCGGCTTTGTGAGCGTCAGCCGGATACTCGACGATTCCTCGGACTTTGTCGAGGTCGTTCCCGCTGCCGAAGCCGCCGAGCATCGACGCCTGACACTGCGAGGCGATGTCTTCGTCGAGTTTCGCGAATCTCTGGGTCACCCACGCGACACCCATCCCGTCGCCGTGCCACGTCGTCGCCAGCGTGTCGATCGCGTCGGGATAGCCGCCCTTCTGCGGTGCGAGTCGATGGGCTTCGTCCAAACCCAGGAACGTGCGTTCCTCGAGTTGGGCCAGCGCCTCGATCGCGACGGCGATTGCCTCGCGCCAGGCGTCGTCAGTCATCCCATCGCGGGCCAGTTGCAGGCTGCCGTTGTCTTCGAATATCTGCCGCCACTGGGACCGTGACAGTTCCTCAGTTCCTGGTCGGAGCGGAAGCCGCTGCAGGAGTCCCGACTCGACCAGCCCGGTGTACTCGTCCTTGTAGTCGACGAGAACTGTTCGGTCGTACTCGGGTGCGTTCCGCTCAGTGTACGCCTGCAAGCCGTACGATTTGCCCCAGTTTGTCCGGGCACCGAACGCGAGATTCATCGGTCTTCGAGTTCCTCCGTGACGTCTTCGATTCCTTGCTCTGCCATCTCGAGGCCGCCGGCGAGGGCCTCCTCGAGGACGGCCCGCTGTCGATCGTCAGGCCACTCGACGACGGCCTCGCGGAACGTCTCGAGATCGTCGATATCAAAGCGAGCCCGGATGTGTGCCGTCGCGAGTTCGTCGACGTCGCCCTCGATGCCTTGCTCGCGATAGCGGTCGGCCCACGTTTCCTTGGTCGTCTCCCACTCGTCGGCAGTGAGGTCGGCATACTGAGCGGCTTCCTCGGCGTTCTCGAGGTCCATCGCCTCGGTGATGTACCACTCAGGGAGTGACTCGTCGATCATCGCGAGCGCCATCGATCGAATCTGCTCGACGCGGTCGTCGACCGATGGAACGCCGTCGATCACATCGATATCGGCGTCTGTTGCCTCCTGGAGGTCGACGACGGCCTCCATGATCCGCCGCTCGCGATGGGCGACGATCGAGAGGAACGCCTCGGCCTGCCTGCTCTGGAAGAACTTCGTCGCGAGGGCCTTGCGTGGATCCCCGCCGGTTGCGAGATTTCGGAGGTTCATGCTTCCACCTCCGGCGTGGCTCCGCCGATCGAGTCGATCGCGCCGTCGAGCATCTCCGCGTCCTCGACGAGAACCATCACTGCGAACAGCGAGGTCATCGCGACGAGCCCCTGACCGGGCCCGAGTTCCGAGCTGCCGCTTAGGTTCTCCCGGTACCACTGGTCCATGTACTCGTCGAGGTCGAGTTCTTTCGCGAGATCGGCGTACTCGTCGATCACTGCCGACCGGTCGTCGACGCCCGAGCCCATCCGATCCTGGCTGATCGCAGCGCCGGCCCCGAGTGCCCGGCAGTAGACGTGACCGACCGTCTTCCGGTCACCCGTGCTGGTACTTTCGGTGGTTTCATCCGGTTCATCCGCCGGGTCGTCGACGTCGACACCATCGTCGTCATCGGTGTCTTCAGTGTCGGCTGCTGCCACCTGTTCGGCGATCGCCGGATCGATCTCGGCGTACGCCTCTTCCTCGAGGGCGTCTTCGGGCTTGGGTTCGTCGCCAGTGTCAGCGGGCCCTTCGAGGTCTTCCTCGTCAACGGCGTCGCTCACTGAAGACCACCTCCTGTTTCACGATCGATGCCGTTGCTGCTTGACTCATCCTCGTCAGGCACCGGGTCGGACGAGTCGACATCGATCGTGTTCGACCGGCGGCGACGCCACAAAAGAATCAGCACGGCGAGGGCAACCGCCGCCCCGATTAGGATCGCAGTTGCCCGGAGATTCAGACCACCACTCGAGGGACTGCTCGAGGCAGAAGAGCCACCGCTCGAGGACCCTTGAGTGGTCCCTTTTTGCTGGTCGTTTGCCTGCTCATCTGACTCCCACGGGTCGGTGCTGTCTGCGGGTTTCACTGGTTCGTCTCCCTGGTCGTCGTTGCTCTCGTCAGTCGAGTCGCTGCTCGAGGGGGTGCTGTCACCCCCTTCGTCGCTGCTTTCTGGCTGCTCGTTTTGCTGGTCGTTGCTGCTCTCGGTTGCTTCGGACTGCTGGTCGTCGCTGCTCTCGACCCCCTCGCTGTCTGCGCCTTCGTTGCTGGTCGGGGCCTCCTTCCAGGCCCCTTGGTCCCTTGCTCGCTGGTGGTCGTCACCGCTCATCGCGTTGATGTGGCTCCTGACCGCCTCCCTCGAGGCAAAGGGCGGTTGGTCGTCGTCCCATTCGTCCGTGTGTTTGTCGCACCCCTCAACGGGGCAGAAGTAGCCTGTCATGAGGTTACCAGTCGATGTCGTCTTTCGTCAGTTTCCGATCGCCCAGCTCGCGGAATGCCGTCGCTGACTCCCCGAGCAGGTCGTTCATCTCGTTGATCGCTGCCGCGGCCTCTTTCGCCTCCGCGACGGCGATCTGGTAGCGTCGCCAAAGGAGGTTCTTCGCGCCGTACAGTTCGCCTGGCGGGTCGTCCGCTTGGGCTTCGGCGACGAGTGCCTCGATGTCGTCTTCATCGAAGCCGCACGCCTCGACGAGGAACTCGCACGCTTCGTCTTCGCCATCCTCGCAGTGGTCGCGAGCGTGGCCGCACTGCTCTCCCTGTGCACCCTCGAGGTCAGCGAGGCGATCGTCGACGTTGGTGTCAGCGTCGAGTCGGTCACCGCGTTCGTCGCGAGTCGCACGCTTGGCAACCTCGCGGTGTTCGTCGACGCTGAGCGTGTGATCGTAGTAGGCGAGCCAGTCGTCGACGCCCTGCTCGATCATCAGCCCCTTCACGCTTCTGGCGTGGGGCACTGAGGTTCGAGAGAACTTGATTGACTCGCGTTCGTGGTCGGTCAGATTAGCCTGACCGCCACGACCACCGCGTTCGGAGCGCCCCGCCGCGGCCTCGATCGTCGCCGTCTCGAGAACGTGGTCGGGAGCGCTCGAGGAGATCACGACGGTCTTGAGCCGGCGGTCGTCGTCACTGCAGAGGTGGTCGGTGTACTTGTCGCGAAACTGGTCAGCCGCTGCTTTCGATCCGAACTCGATTCGCTCCGTCATCAGTAAGATCGGGTGATATAGCGAGCGAGCCGGCAGTTCTTGAGCGTCCGCGAGTGGCCGTCGTAGCCGCCGATCGGCTCACGCTTGTCGAGTGGTGAGCGCTCGAGGACATCCTCGAGGCCGGGCGTGACGTGCCACGACTTCTGGCCGGCTGGGGTGTCAACCCAGACTACGGGCCAGTCGTCGTGGCGGTACCAGCCCGCGGTATCCGGTCCCCAGGTAAGTCGCATCGCCCTCGCGAAGGCGATCGCGAGGAGATTTCGGTCGTGGTAGATCTCGTCGGGAAGCTTCTCGTCAGTCGGTGGCGGGTTGTCTGCACCCATGCTCAGATGGGTCGCTCGAGCGAGTGATAGCGGTCGGGAATATCATAGTCTCGTACTGGTGAGACCAATGTTTAAACAGATTCAGCACCAGTTCAAAACGTAGCCATGCCGATCCATCAGTTGGTACAAGTTGGTCGTACGTCGGGCGGTGTTGTGCTCCCGAAGAGCGAGCTTCGGGCGCTTGGATTGGTCGACGACGAGGGCAACGTGAAAGATCAGCCAGTGCGGGTGACGCGGACTGATACAGGGACGTGGGAAGTCTCAGTGCTTAATCCGAGCGACTATCCACGACCAGACAGTTGAGTGAAGTGCTCTTTTTGAGATATAGACGCAATACAAAGCCAGAGCTCAGCAATTAGAGGAATGGAAGAGTCATAACCTAGGACTCTCCCGTTGATCCTAATCCAACTAGGTATTGGACAGACTAGTTAATAAGAATAACGGTGCAGTGAGGGTAGAGCTAGGGCTCAGCAATTAGAGGAATGGAAGAGTCATAACCTAGGGACTCCCCCGTTGATCCTAATCCAACTAGGAGTGTGATAGACTAGTTAATAAGAATAACGGTGCAATGAAATTCCCTTTTCCTGACAAAGGGGCGAATGCCCCTATAATTAGAGGCCTATTCTTCTGGCGGACCACGCTTCTGAAGCGCCTAAACGGCACTTAGCGTGCTAATGACTTTCAACAGCCAATAGGCTGTCTTCAGTACGTCGCGCGCCTTGTCCAAGCGATCCCACGTTGAAGGATCCTCGAACTGTTTGCGAAGCGTAGCCCACCGCCGTTGGGAACTATTGTCCCCATCTTTAGCGGACATTGTTTTTCAACTCTGCCCACTGTTCGGAGTCCACCAGAGAGGCCTCCCAACGTTGACTGGATTAGGATCAACGGGAGAGTCCCCTCCAATTTCGTCAGACGGTGGGTCTTGACGCCGCCACCTCTCGGAGACGGCTTATTTGAATATTGTTATTGTTTGGAGTTATACTTTATCCATTCGAACAGGCAGACATACCAGTATTAATGGGCTTACACATATGTGAAAAGCCCTCTATTGCTTTCCTGTCCACAGCCATCGTGTTTAAGAAAAGAACTATCCGAAGGATGCTCGAGAGAAGGAGGACTTCTTAGGCCTGCTCGAAGTCCACGATGAAAGTCTTACTACCCAATATTCGGTAGAGTACACCAGGCTGATTACCCTCGGGATCGCCAGCGGGGAAGAATCGCTCTTCAGTATCGAGCGTTATTACAGGTGGTCGGTATCCTGATTGGTCGTCCCAGTCGCGGTAATTCATTGCGTCAGTGGACATCGGTGCGATGGAGTCGATAAGTGATCCAGCAAGTTCTTCCCAGTCGTTGACTCCTTTTCCTCGCCATGCTCCGGGTCCGTTCCCCTCATAGTCACTGACGGGGATGAGAAACGAGCCGTCGCCAAGCTCAAAGATGTAGATGTCATCGTCTACGTCGACACACCATGAGAACGCTTCAGGGACATCTCCTGTGAGACTTCGCACATCCGCTATAACCTGACCCTCAATATTCTCCATATTCCATTGATAGGAAACCTCGCGGATAAGCGTTCTTCAGAGTAGGAAGACGTGTCCGCGAAACCTGTCTTCGCGGACAATTCACCTCGAGATTGGGGTCGATCGCCGTACTGATAACCCCATTCTTCATGGTTTGTTGGGCTAAAAATGAGAATCGAGGACAGCGATGAGACTCAAGTCGTACCCGCAACGTGACGGGAAGCGCGTGTGGTTGAGTGACGATGAACTGCAAGCCGTGATCGACGAGGCGGAGAACAACCGCCAGATGATCGCGTTCTTGCTTGCCGGTCGATGTGGACTGCGCCGCTGCGAGATCGTCCAGATAACGCCCGCTGATGTCGTCGAGACGCCGACCGGGACACACTTGCGAGTATGGGAAGACGTTGCGAAGCAGGAACACTACCGCGAGCCGCCAGTTCCCGATCGTCTGGCGACGTACATCGAGGCCCATACGGATGCTGCCGGGATCGCACCGGACGAGCCGATCGTCGGCGTTACTGCTAAGACGGTTTACCGCTGGGTGCAGCGAGCTGCCGAACGCCTTCAGGCTGAAAGCGGAGATCGTGGCTGGTCGTTCCTCGATGTCCACGACCTCCGTCGGACTTGGGGGACGAATCTGCTCGAGCAAGGTGTGCTACCGTCGGTTGTAATGGACTGGGGCGGCTGGGATGACTGGGAGACGTTTCGGCGGCACTACCTCGGTGAGTTCTCGCCGGAAGCGATCCGACGGGAGCGGGGGAAAGTAAGCTACCTCGAGGGAGATATACCCAGAGAAACGGGCCGTATAACCACTATAACGGGATCAGCCGGTACAAACTCAGATAGTATGAGTTAGTAAGGCCTATTAGCGGTCTATATTCAAGATCTCAGGCAATTGGTCGCTGAAGAACTCTTTGTAAGAGATCACCCCCTCAATGCCTGGGAATTGTTTATTCTTTACTTCCTCAAACACTATCAGGGTGAAACCTTCGTTCGTTACTTCACGGACCTTCTTGATGGTGACATCATCTGCGGCTGAGGCAGTAATCAAGGTCGTACCAGATGCAGTCGCGATGAACCGACGTTGGTTCTCTTTGCTCAGAACTGCTGACGAATCAGATAAGGATTGTCGGAATCGATCCCGCATTGTCGTGAGACAGGAGATATACACATCGACAGTTCCTACGTCATCAGGCTCGTTCTTCTTCTTTATCTGGTATATGTGTCCATTGCCAGCAGAGATCACATTTTCCACAGTAAAGCTCGCTCGGTCAAAGAGGTTTAGTAAATGACTCTGAAGGCTTGATCCTGCACGTTTTCGTCGGGACTGTTGTGCAGAAACACTGATTGCGTCCATAGCAGGATAGATCTTTGGCAATATCTTTTCAAAGTAGGACACAAACCCATCTGTCGACTTGTAGTCTTCTTCAAGCGATGTAAAAAGCGATTGGAGCGTAGCATAGTCTGCATACTCCATATCATCGTCATCATCATTATCGAATGACGATAATGCAGTTTGACCAACATCATAGTGGTTCTTAAGGAAATAAACCAATGTTTGGCTATATACTTGTGACTGATAGTGATTATACAAATCCTGTTCCCTTTTTAAAAGAGACTGGAGTAAATGATCAGCATTCTCTTTTACACTGTCTGGTGTAATTTCGTAATTCTCGTCCTCCCATTTATTAATCGCCTCTTCGGACATTGTGTTTGAGTCTGGCATATGCTCTTCACGGACTTCATCAAGGAGGCCATCACCCTGAATTTCATTTTGGAGAGCATCGACATCAATATCGTCGAGATTCATTACAAATATATTGGACAAGACCATTCTAAATCTTGTTGACTTCTCCTGATCGGATCGGCAGTATCTTGCCTTGATATGAAAAACGGGCATTCATGAGCGATGGACCCTCCTGTGTAGATCTCTTCTGTGGTGCTGGTGGATTCAGTCTCGGTTTTGAATATGCTGGATTCGATATTCTCGTTGCATCAGATTATCATGAGACGGCCGGTAAAACCTATCAAGCAAATTTTGACCATCCATTCCTTCAGGCAGATATCTCCAATTTAGCAGATGACGTTCAGCCACTTCTGGACAAGGGCGAATTTAGTACTGGTGACGTAGATGTCTTAGTTGGTGGGCCACCGTGCAAGGGGTTCAGCATTACTGGTAGTCAAAACGAGGATGATGCTCGTAATACTCTCTTCAGAAGGTACATAGATGTACTCGAGGCTCTGAAACCTGATGCAATTATAATAGAGAACGTCCCTGGTGTGAAATCGATAAAAGATGGTGCATACGTAGACGAGATCATCTCACGCACACGTGATTTAGGATATAATACCCGAATGCTCGAGCTCAATAGTGCTAATTACGGAGTTCCACAACGGAGAGAACGCGTCTTCTTTATTGGCTATCGGGATTCTCACCCAGTTTCCCGACCACGTCGTACTCATATTACCGATACCGGTCAGCAGCGATTAGGATCTGTCTCTGAAACTCGCAGCTGTCAAACAGTTGAAGAAGCAATGAGTGATCTGGCGTTTCTTGGTATCGGAGAGAGCAGCACCGAGTATATGGATATACCACACAGTGATTACCAGCGATTAATGCGCAAGAATCACAGTGGTTCACTCTATAATCATACAGCTCCTAATCATGGTACCCGTGTTCAGGAGCGATTTGAAGCGATGGAGCCCGGGGATAGTATGGACGATCTTCCAGAGAAGCTACAGACGAGCAAATACACTCTTCATCGATTACGTCCAGACCAACCTTCTCCAACCATAACAACCCTACCAGAGGACTTGGTACATTATTCGCGCAATCGGATACCTACTGTTCGAGAAATGGCACGGCTGCAGTCGTTTCCTGACTGGTTTAAATTTGAGGGGCCACGAACGACTGGCGGGAATCGGAGAGACGAGTCACTCCCTCAATATTCGCAAGTAGGCAATGCAGTTCCACCGATTATGGCAGAAGCTCTTGCACGACATGTAAGAGCAACGCTTGAAGGAGATGATCCAGCTAAAGCAGCGGAAGAGCGTCTCGATCGTCTGGACCCAAGTTGACGAATTTGGTTAGATTCACACACTAATAGTATTGTATGCAAGTACACAATCATATTCTCCACGATACACTTCTGTACGGCCTGATGTGACATCTATCTCGATATAACTCGAAAGTAATTAGTACATCTCAATATAGTTTCAGACATGCCGAGCATTTCAGATTATATTCAGGACTTGAACCACCGTATCTTCCTACCGGGATTGCAACGCGAGTTCGTCTGGTCCGAAAAACAGACCGAGAACTTGTTTGATTCCCTCATTAGGGAGTATCCTGTTGGTCTCATAACTCGGTGGGACGTGGCCCATTCCAATGCCGATTATTATCCGTATAAGTTCATCCGAAACTATGCTGACGATGATCGAGCCATTCCCGATCCAGTCAATGAGGAGGGGTTCTGGAAGTACAATGAAGAAGCCGATGAGGAGAACGTTGATTTGAGTTATCTCGTAATCGACGGGCAGCAGCGCCTAACTTCCCTCTTTATTGGACTATTCGGTAAACGACTCAAGTACACCACTGGAAGAGGAGGACGAAGAGAGAACATCAATGATTGGTCCTCCTATGAACTTTGTATTAATCTCCTTGGTCATCCTGACTTTGACGGTGAGAATTTAGCTGGAGACTACGAATTCGAGTTCCGAAGAACAGATGATTATGATGCTAATCACGAGTTCGGGTACGTAGAATCATCTGATGGAACCCAGCGATATTGGTTCCCGCTTCCGAAGATGATGAACGAGAATCGTGAGGTGAGAAACGCTCGAGAACTCCGAAGAATCACAGAGGAAACGCTCAATGATGTTAATCTGACTGAAGATCGACGAAATGAATTGCTAGACATTCGTTCAGAAGTCATCCCGAAGGTTGAATCCAGAATTCTTGATGCTACCCTCCCGAATAAAGATGTGAAGAAGTCTTCATCGGAGATCAAAGAGATCTTCCAGCGTATTAATGTTGAAGGTGAGGACCCAGATCCGCATCAACTCTTGATGTCACGAATGATGAGTACCTGGCCATTTACTGAGCCAGAAGAGAAGCAAATCAACCCCAGAAAGAAAACAAAGGAATGGGTTCAGAGTTATCAGGAAGCATTTGAGGAATATGATAGGAAAATTGACCGGGAACTCTTCATGCGATATTCTGTCTACCTAATAAATGACGTGCTGAAGACACAGCCAGTGAGTAATTTATCAGATAACGAGCTACTCACAATCCGTGGTAAATGGTTGAAAGACGGGGAGAGGTTTTCCACGCACGATACAGGCGATTGTCAGTGGTTCTGTTACAGCCTTGACGCTGCTCTCAAGTCTGTCACAACATTAGGCTTCACGCGAAAAACAATGTCAACAATGCCGATGATCGCGGCATTAGCTAAGTTCTATTACTATAACCCAGATGCCGATCCTGAAGATACAGATAATCTCCAGAATATCTATCGGTTCTTGTCCAAACTTCTTCTACTGAAATCTTCAAAAGGATCACTTGGACGTGTTGAGGCAACGCGTCTTTCAAACTTCCTCCATGAAAATATGGATCGGAATTATTCAGAGTTCCCAGAAGAGGAGGCATTTAGCTACATATTCGACTATCTCGATATCGAAATTGGCGAAGATACCGTGAGAAATATTGTAGAAAATGCAGAATATGACACCGGAACGCGTGGCCGGAACAATATTTTCACGAGCTGGGATGTTGCTGCGATTCTCAACCTCTCAACTCCAGCCTTTGAGTACGCCGATGTAGACAATCTCGAGGTGGATCACATCTTCCCTGCTTCCAGATCGGATCATATCGAGAGGCAAGTCGATTTAGATGAAGATGAGGAATTCAATATTCATCGAATCGGGAACCTTCAGTTGCTTCCCAAAGAAGTAAACCGGCAAAAGAATGACGAACTACCTCGAGATTGGCTGGATACACTTAGTGACACAGAGAGAGCGCAATACAAGCGTGTGAATAGCTTCCCCAATGAGTTCCCAGTTCCAGACAATTATCAAGAGTTTGTGACCAAGCGGGAAAAGAGTCTAATTGAAGAGGTGACCCAACAAATCAAGTCGTAATCAAATTGGTCTGCAGGTGCTCCTTTACTGCCTCAGCAACAGATTTTGCTAGTTTCGGAGGAACCGCGTTTCCTACTTGAGTGTACTGAGGAACGGTATTTCGTCGACGCTTACCACCCGTTGTTCGGGGTCCCTTAAATTCAAATGTGTCCGGGAAAGACTGAATTCTCGCGAGCTCACGGACGGTAGGAATACGCGGTCGAGAATAATGTATGAAATCTTCAGGAAGTGTTGTGACTGTTGGTGCAGGCTTTTTTGGATCCCAACGTTTCATTGAATGTTTTTTAGTCTGATATTCTTCGTCGAGATCGCCCATCTCGTCACCAGGCTCAAACCGCTTAAACCGTTCCCGAACGGTTTCACCGTGATTAGTAGCTTTATGATTGAAGATCTTCTCTGAGCTATCTCTCATCTCTTCTTGATAGTCGGTGGTCGCGCTTAGCTCGTATTCCATAGATTTCTCACCATACCTGAGATAGGAGAGATCGTCAATAGCATCTTCAACAGAGATGTATTCTTCTAAATCTCTGGATTCAGCAGAGCGATCATCATCAGGACCATAGTGCGTAGGAGATGGTGGTTCAATCACCCCTTCTTTCGAAGCGAGGAAAAATACACGATCACGGAGTTGGGGAACTCCGTAATGAGCAGCTCGAAGGGTGGGTGGGTGATCCTCAATATTATAACCGGCGTCCCGAAATGCTCTTATTATCCGCTTTTTGTATTCACCATCCGCCATGTGAAGGATTCCAGTTACGTTCTCCATCACAACTGCATCTGGATCAAAATACTCGACAATATTGATATAATTGGCAACCAGTGAGTTTCGAGGATCATCTGGGTCCATTTTTCCTGCCGTCGAGAAACCTTTACACGGAGGTCCTCCAATGACAACATCTACCTCTTCTGGCTCAACATTCACCCTCTCGGATAGTTCTTGAGGACTAATTTTATCAAGATATACTCCCGCAGTAGTCACGTTCTCTAGATTATGTTCATATGACTCTAAGGCAGCCTCACTTTTATCTGCAGCAGCAAGTAGGTCAAAACCAGCCTCTTGAAATCCAAGAGAAAACCCGCCGGCACCAGCGAAGAGATCAATACAAGTCGGCTTACCCATGACTATTTGATTCATTAAATGATTCATGTATAACCGTTTCGCTAACAGAAGATAGCTGATAGATTGTCGACAATCAACTGCAGAGAACTCGAACTGCCGAGTGGAGTTGGATACTACGTAATCTCGTGATTTGAGTAACGGTGTATCGTCGGAGAAGGCCGATTCTCGGGATCAAGCTTACCGTCAAGATATTCTTCACCCTCACAGGTAATCTCATACATATCGCTATCCTCAAAGATCGGAATAATCAGTCCAACCTCAGAGAGCATTAGACACCGCTCTTCAACTCGCCCGCGCGAAGCGGTGAGTTTTATAACTCGAGACATATGCTCCGGTGTAGACCAGGGATCTTCCGAGAGATGCTCGAGAATCCGTTCATCGAGCGTACACATCCAGCGAGCGGGTTTTCGACTCATTACGATTCAGAGGTTTGGCTTGCAGTTGGGCCGTCGTTCGATCCGTTCCCGTTGAGATAGACCTCGTTTTCAGCGTCGTATTCCTCGTCGAGATACGCTTCTCCTCGATCAGTGATTGTGTATACTCCGTTTCCGAGAGGAGTGAGCAATCCATGCTCTGCAAGTTTCTTGCATCGTCGGGATACTGAGGATGGAGATATACGAATAGCCTCTCTTTCGGTAAGATCCCCAACCCGCCCAGCATCTTCGTCGCGAATGATCTCGAGAATTCGATCATCCCAAATCGTCATCCATGTCCCAGATTGTCTCATCACGTTCTCAGACGGTACAGATACACCTAATCCTCCGCAATTTACTGATTAGACTAAAACTTGACCAATATGCCCGACCGGTGCATTTATGCAATACCACTCTAATTGTGCAGGTGAGGAGCTGCCAACTCGGCTGAAGATGACTCTTGTTGGTATGTGAGGCCGGGCGGCGTTGGAGCGCCGCCCAGAAGGTAGCTCCGGTGATCTGGAATGAATCTCGGAACTTCCGTGGGGCGTGCACCCCACGCACGGCAAGAGGCATCGCCAACCAAAAGGTCTGACGCTCGGTGCGCCTGTGGCGCTCGAGCGACGGGCTACGACGCTCGACGCGAAGAACCCGCCTGTCGAGTGTGTGCAGCGCTCCGCGCTGACGGCGGGTGCGATACGGAAGCAACTGCAGAACCGCAAGCACCGGCTGGCGAACTGGTGGCCGATGGCGGCACCAAGTGGGGCGACCTCACCGGCTTTCAGCGCGACATTCTCGAGGCGATCGCCGGTATCGAGTCGGACGGGATAGATCCCTACGGACTCGCAATCGAGGAGGATCTCGAGGAGTACTACGACGACGTTCTCCACAGCCGGCTGTACCAAAACCTCGATAGCCTGACTGACGACGGGTTCATCGAACGCGGCGAACTCGACGGACGAACGAACAGCTACACGCTGACGACCGAGGCCGAAGCACTGCTCAAGGAAAGTGTCCGCCGGCGTGCTGATGCTTGCGGGCTTCAGATGGCCGCAACCGACGGGGGAGACCGATGAGTGCCGAGCCTGAGACGGTCTCCTGCGCGACCTGCGGGGAGACTGCCCGGAGAACTGCCTGGGGAAAGACAGACGCGGCCTGCTATCGCTGTACCGAGTGCCACGCTGGCGGCCACATCGTTCACACCGAAGACGGCAGAGAACTCCGTCGAGGCGGTGTCTTCCGCAGACTCAGCAACTTCGCGACACGGAGGGTCAGCGCATGAGCGACGACCTCGAGCCGATCACACCGCGCGAGGCGGTCGACCTCTATGTCTCGCACCGCGAACTCGAGGTGAGCGCGAAGACGCTCCAGAACCACAAGTACCGGCTCAACGCCTTCGTCGAGTGGTGTAACACGGTCGGAATCGACAACCTCAACGACCTCACTGGTCGCGATCTCCACCGATACCGCGTGTGGCGACAGCAAGACGTGAACATCGTCACGCTTCGCGGGCAGCTCGCAACACTGCGCGTCTTCCTCGAGTTCTGCGCGTCGATCGACGCCGTCGAGCCTGGGATGCGCGAGCGGGTGAAGCTGCCGGACGTCGACCGCGGTGACGAAGCGCGCGACGAGATGCTTGATGCCGACCGCGCTCAGAAGATTATCGGCTACCTCGAGCGGTACAAGCGCGCGAGCCGCGAGCACGTCATCATGGCGATCCTCTGGCATACGGGGATCCGCCTCGGGAGTCTTCGAGCGGTCGACCTCGAGGACTACGAGCCCGACGAACAGTGCTTCTGGCTTCGCCACCGCCCGGATACCGGGACGCCGCTCAAGAACCAGAAGCCAGCCGAGCGGGCGATTGCGCTCGACGACTACTACTGCGACGTCCTCGACGAGTACATCCGGTTTCACCGTCACGACGTCGTGGACAAGCACGGACGCGAGCCGCTCGTGACAAGCGATCGAGGGCGGCTGAGTTCCGGGCAGATCCGTTCGGAGGTGTACCGACTTACGCAGCCCTGCATGATCGAGGGCTGTCCCCACGATCGCGAGCCGAAGGACTGCGAAGCCACGGAGTACGGGCACTACTACGACTGTCCGAGCAGTCTCTCGCCGCACACGATCAGGCGCGGGGCGATCACGTACCAGCTCCGCGAGGATATTCCAGAGAAAATCGTCAGCGATCGGTGTGACGTTTCCTCTGAAATCCTCGATCGGCACTATGACCGCCGTACAGACCGTGAGAAGATGGAACAGCGCCGCGACTTCATCGAAGACCTATAA